GATGTGGATTACAGCTACACGCGCGCTAACGTTGTTGGCGGTCGCTTCACCTATTCAAGCAGCACCACGAAAACCCGCTACACTACAGCGCTGGTTTCATGGTCCGATCCCGGTAACGCCTATGCTGACGCGATGGAACCCGTATTCGAGCAGGCGCTGGTGGCGCGGTACGGCTTCAATCAGCTGGAAATGACAGCCATCGGCTGCACCAGACAGTCAGAAGCGAACCGAAAGGGGCGCTGGGGTATTCTCACCAACAACAAGGATCGCGTTGTTTCGTTTGATGTCGGGCTGGACGGAAACATACCGCAGCCTGGCTATATCATCGCTGTGGCAGACGAGCTGCTTTCCGGAAAGGTTATGGGCGGCCGCATCAGCGCCGTTAATGGTCGTGTTATCAAACTTGACCGTGTAGCTGATGCGGCAGCAGGTGATCGCCTTATCCTCAACCTTCCCTCCGGAGCATCACAGAGCAGGACCATTCAGGCGGTTAACGGTGAATCGGTCACAGTCACCACCGCGTACAGTGAGACGCCTCAGGCCGAAGCTGTCTGGGTGGTTGAGTCAAACGAACTCTACGCGCAGCAGTATCGTGTTGTGAGTGTCGCTGATAACGATGATGGCACTTTCACCATTACCGGTGCATGGCACGATCCGGATAAATATGCCCGAATCGATACCGGAGCCATCATTGACCAGCGTCCGGTGAGCGTGATCCCACCGGGAAATCAGTCACCGCCAGAAAACATCGTAATCAGTTCGTTTTCGGTGGTGCAGCAGAATATCAGCGTCGAAACCATGCGCGTGAGTTGGGACCAGGCGCAGAATGCTATCGCCTATGAAGCGCAATGGCGCCGCAATGACGGGAACTGGGTTAACGTGCCGCGCAGTTCCACAACGTCATTCGACGTTCCTGGGATTTATGCCGGGCGCTATCTGGTACGAGTACGCGCCATCAATGCCGCAGAAATTTCTTCCGGGTGGGGCTATTCGGAAGAGAAAACGCTGACGGGTAAAGTGGGCAATCCGCCGAAACCGGTCGGCTTCATCGCTTCTGATAATGTGGTTTTCGGTATCGAGCTGAGCTGGGGATTCCCGGCGAACACCGACGACACGCTGAAGACGGAAATTCAGTACAGCCTGACAGGGACGGAAGACGATGCGATGCTGCTGGCAGACGTACCTTATCCGCAGCGCAAATATCAGCAGATGGGATTAAAGGCGGGGCAGATATTCTGGTACCGCGCGCAGCTGGTTGACCGAACCGGTAACGAGTCCGGTTATACCGGCTGGGTTCGTGGTCAGGCCAGTATCGATGTTTCTGATATCACCGATGTGATCCTGGAGGACATCAAAGGCTCCGATACGTTCAAAGACCTGATCGAGAACGCGGTGGACAGCAATGAAAAAATTGCTGGCATGGCTGATGACATCAAACAGGCCAACGACGAACTGGCGCAACAGGCGCAGGAAATCGCCAAAAACGCCCAGGATATCGGGAAGGTTCAGACCAGCGTTACAAACCTGTCGAGCACGGTCGGAGATGTGTCTTCTTCTCTGAGCAAGCTTGAGCAGACAGTGGCGACGGCCGATACCGCGCTGGGCCAGCGCATCGATAACATCAGCGTGTCTGTGGACGGTATGACGGGAGGAGTGAAGAACTCCGCCATCGCGATTATTCAGGGAAATCTGGCGCAGGTGGCCGCGCGCAAAACGCTGTCGGCATCGGTCGCCGGTAACAGCGCGCAGCTGGACCGCATTGATGAGGTGATCGTCAACGAGAAGGAGGCAACGACGCGTTCGCTGCTGAGTTTGCAGACTGACGTGAACGGCAACAAGGCATCCATCAACAGCCTGAACCAGACCTTCTCCGATTACCAGCAGGCCACGGCCACGCAGATAAACGGCATCACGGCGACCATCAACGGGCATACTTCAGCGATCACCACCAACGAGCAGGCCATTGCGAACGTCAACGGCGACCTGAAGGCGATGTACAGCATCAAGGTCGGGTTATCCAGCAACGGTCAGTATTACGCGGCTGGGATGGGGATCGGCGTTGAGAACACGCCATCCGGCATGCAGTCGCAGGTTATCTTCCTGGCTGACCGCTTCGCCGTAACGCACCAGGCCGGAGCTACGGTGACCCTTCCGTTCGTTATCCAGAACGGGCAGGTGTTCATCAGAGACGCGCTGATAGGTGATGGCACCATCAGCAACGCCAAGATCGGCAACTACATCCAGTCCAATAATTATGTGGCTGGCTCAGTAGGATGGAGGCTGGATAAGGGCGGTACGTTTGAGAACTACGGTTCGACAGCTGGTGAGGGGGCCATGAAGCAGACTAATCAAACGATCAGTGTCAAGGATGCCAACAATGTGTTGAGGGTGCAGATAGGGAGAATCACTGGGACATGGTAACGGGAGGCCTCTTACGGGGCCTCTTTTTTTCAGGAGGACTGGATGGCGGAATATGGTGTTCAGACATGGGACGCCTCAGGCAATGTAAATAACTATGGCGTTAAGCCTGTCAGCGTTTGTGGCTAT